CGCCCGACCGGCTGCTGATTCCTGAGAAACTCTACGGGCGACAACGCGAGGTTGAGACCTTGCTCGCCTCTTTCGATCGCGTTGTCAGCGGCGGTGCCGCGGAACTGGTCCTGGTCTCGGGCTATTCCGGCATCGGCAAGTCTTGACGCACTTGTGTTCCCATAAACAGGGGTAGATCAGCGCCGGCAATTCTGGCCCGGCGATGATGATTCCATCGGCATGGCCGCGAAATAATCCATCGACCGCTTCGAATTTGAGTTTGTCTGCAGGAGCAAATTGGAATCCAGCGGCAATCAAATGCTGGCGTGATAAAGCTTCGTGGAAGTGCCCGCGCTCGAAAATAGTTTTGGTGCGAACCGGGAACACTGGATCGCACATCCAGGAAAATTGGATTTTGCGCAAACACTCCGAGCCTATTTCACTGGCGCCAAGATATTGCCGGTAGTTCTTGCCCGGCGGCTCGGCGTGTTCGATCAGCTCATTGAGCGTCTGATTGAGTGAGCGCTCTGAAAGGTTCGCGCGATTGAAATTGAGTGTCATCACTACGCCACGAACTGCTGCACGCGCAGGGGATTGTAATAATCAGGCGGCAGGAATGATTGCAGGTCGTGCTTGATGTAATGCCGAGCACCGACGTGATTGAGCAGATCGATCATGCGCAACGTGTAGTCGCGCCAATCGGTTGTGCGGGTGATCTCTTTCAGATAGTTAGCACGCCCGACCTTATAGAGATCAACAAAGTGATACGTCGCCTTCACGATTTCGAGCGATGCCTCGACATCGAGAGTCGGCTCCAGCGAGACCCACGTGAAAATGCCCGCATCATGGAACGTGCGTAGCGTCTTGATCCGGTCACCCGGCAGCGCTGCCCGGAGTTCCCACTTTTGCGAGAAGTGGTCATCTAACGAAGTTAGTGTGCAGGCGAAGGCGTCGTGGGCCGGCCGATACAAGTCGATATCAACTAACGCGCGGCTGCCGCCCTTGGTCAGTACACAAAAGTCGAAGCCGTACTCGATCAGGATTTCGAGTGTCGGTCTAGTGAGTGACGTATCAAATGCATTGTAAACGTCAGTGGTGAACGACAGCATCACCTGGCCGGTGATATTGCGCGCTTGCAACAGCTTAGCATCATGCCGAAGGCGGATCAGAAAATCTTTACGCGGTATCGCGCCGACGTCGAATTCCTTGCGATCCTGTTTGGTAATGAGCGGTACGTAACAATAGTGACATGCATGCCCGCAACCACGAAACGGATTAGTTGCTAGTTCTGCGTACTCACCCGCTTGTCCGGCGGGAACGTAAATTACACTGCTGCTCGGTATCTGGCTTCGATCGGCGCTGTTCACGGCTTTTCCTCTCCTAAATTCACGCACTTCATGCCGTGCTGCCGCAGCAACCCCTTAAGCACCCAGCGCAGCGACCGGATCGGATCCACGCCCGGCAAGGGCTGCAGCGTCAGCACAAAGCGCGGCGTCAGAAAGGGATTGCGTCGCCCTTTTTCTCATCCCATTCCCCCTTCTGTGTCTCCTGTGCACGCCGCAGGAATTTCGGAATTGATAGATCGTCGGGTGCCGGCGCTTCCGCCGATTGACGCAGAATCTTGCCCGGTCCATGGTCGCGCGCGGCTTCGGCTTTGTTGATCAGCTGCCACGCCAGCAGCAGAAAGTTCGTCATGGTTTCTTTCGACCAAGCTGCCAGTGGCAGAGACCAATCGATCGCGGCTTGATCGGCCAGCGTCGACAGAATCGAAGTGACAGCGGCGACGTCACAGGGAGACGGCGAGAGGCTGGTCATGCGCACGGCGTCTTCTTGATCGAATCCTTCGGCGATCGCCTGCTCACAGTGGGTCTGGACCCAGCCGAAGATTGCGCCCGTTACGAGCCAGCCCCATTGGTCGTCCTTAAGCCGGCCGACCGGGGTATTCATCAGCGGCGTGGATCCCAGCGCAATTTTGCGAGCGCCGGCGATCGCGGCGTCGGTTGCGCGCCGCTGCCATTCGTCTTCGTGCCTGGCGATGCCCATGATCATCACCCCGCCCACTGCGGCCGCGTGATCGCATTCGCCGGCGGCGTTGCCGGCGCTTGCGGCTGTGCTCTGCTGTTCGCCGGCTTGGCGATCTGTTCGACCTTGCGCCAGAGCTGCTTTTCCGGCGTGATCACTTCCAAAATTTTGTTTTTCGCCGCATAGCCATCTTTCGGCGGCTCGACGCCGAGCTTGCAGAGGAAGCGCAAGCCTTCGAAATCCCCCCAGCCGGAAACTTTGCGCGCGGTCTGGGCGGCTTCGCTCTTGTCGTCCGGCCTGATGCCACGCGCGCCTTCCAAAATCGCCCGCAATAGATTGCGGGTGATCTCGGCGGCCTCGGCATGCCCTGGCGTCGTGCCTTCGATCACCATCCACTTGAAGATTTTGCGCTTGTCGTGGTCACCGCCGACGACCGTGAATTCGCAATCGAGGCCTTTCGCGGCGCCGTTGGCGGCATTCTTCAGCCAGCCCCCGTCGCCGACACCGCCCGTCCTGATATTCATTTGCACGGTGAGAATCGTCCCGGCCGGGATCACGTCTTGCGAGCGTTGCTCGCCGGCATCGTTGAAATCAAAGTTCGTCATTGTGTTAGGCCTCCTTGGCCTTCCTGGTGAGTTTTTCGAGAAGTCTTCCCAGATGCGGTTCCTCGATCTGATCGAGCTGGCCGCTTCTGTCTTTGCTGGGAAAACCCCAGACATTCGGTGATGTGCACACGAAACCGCGCATTGGCGGCTTGTCGTCACGGAAATCCAGAAACTGATAAGTGACGACTTGATCGACGATGCCGGGTAGCTCGCGTGCGGTCTTGCCGCCCTCGCACTGCAGCTGCCACGTCGCGACTTTCAACTCGTCAACAACGCGTTCGAGGATGCCGACATAGATAACGTTGCGGCCGCGCGCGTGCTGGAATTGTTTGAGGAATGGGATCATTTCGCGCCCCAGCCCGCCATACATGCCGCGCAGATCTTTCCTGCCAGTGCGCTCGGAATAAGCCTCGGGCTGCTGCTCGGCGTAACGCAGCGCCAAGCGGGTGATTTCCGTCAGGCTATCGATGAAGATGGTGGTATATTTTTCAGCGTTTGGCAGCGCACCGCCGACGGCTTCAAAGTGCGCTTGGCTATAACATTCTGTCGCCGCGAAGCTCGGATTGGGACCGCCGATTCGGCAGGCCAGATCTTTGGCGAGCCGCCAGTCGCTGACGCGAACAGTATCGACCGGCACGTCTTGCACGCTAAGATCGCCGGCCTCGGCGTCAATGAATAGCGTGCAGCTCGCCTGCAGCGTGCGCAGCTGTGAAGTCTTGCCGACGCCAGTCGGGCCCAGTAGCAAGATCGTAGCGCCCCGGATTTCGCGCAGACGTTCGTCGGCGGAGATGATCTTCATCTTATCCCCTGTCAGCCGACTCTTGCTTGGCGACATGGGCAAGTGCGATGCCGATCGCCGAATCGGGGAGACCGCGCTCGTCCTGTGTTAGCTCGGCGCAGATCACATCGAGTGGCACGCCGTGTTGCAGGAGCAGTGAGCACATGGCCGCGCTCTCGCGCGTCATCAGGTCGATCTGACTGCCGGCTTTGTCGCTGCTAACGACAATCTCGTGAAGGTTGCCGTTGGTGTCGCGGGCGGTGCTAACGCTGAAGTGGATCCAATTCCAAATGAAGTTGAAGCCTTCGGTGCGCATCGTCATCTCCTTTTGTAAGAATTCACTTTTTCATCTGGGTGAGCAGCAACGTGGCAGCTGCGGATTTTTGTGCTTCGAGCGCCTTGATTCCGCCGGCGGCAAAGGCGGCGACGGCTTTCAAAAGATCAGCGAGCTTGGTAGCTCTGGTGCTGTCGAACTGTGCTACGGCGCCTTTGGTGATTTCGGCGATGCGGCCATAGATGCTGGCGACCAGATCAGAGCGCCCTTCCTGAAAGACAAAACACGGCACCGGAAGCTCACGCGCGGCGGCGTAAAGATCGTTTTCATTTTCTTCGCAGGCGTCGCTGATGAGGATCAGTGCTGCGATCGGTGCCTTGGCGTGCTCACGCATAGCGTGCTTGAGCACTTTTTCGATCTGCGTATGCCCAGCCATGCAGGTGATTTTGTTCATCGCGTCGCCTAGCGCTTTGGCGCTGTCGAACCACTGCGAGGCGCGGCATTCGGCGTTGTAGCCGCGGTAATAAACGAGCTGGCAGGACAAGTCGCCGGCGGTCGCAGCGGCCGCGAATATCTGTCCCTGGAGCACTGCAGCATTATCCCAAGTGGGTTGGCGCGACGCTGTCGCATCGAGCGCAAAGACTAGCCGTGCGCGCGGCGGATCCACGCG